TTGCACCTGTACCACCATTTGCTATTGGTAGTGTCCCTGTAATTCCTGTTGTTAATCCTACTTTACTTATTGCCATAATTTATCCTATGTTATTATTCTAAATGCTCCAAATACTCCATAACCAGCAGTATTTTGTGTTGCTCCATTTTGATCTAAAAAACCATAAATTTCTAAATAATCACTAGATCCATTCATATCTACTACATAATGTATATTTGCTGCTGTATCTGAAGCTGCAAAATAACTACTTGTTAATTTTAATTGTGATCTTGCATGGTGTGAACCATTTTTATAAATTTTAATTTGGTGTCTTGCATAAGCACTATCAGCATCAAAAGCTATATTGGCAAATACAAAATATTTTCCAGCAGTTGTTGGTGTGAATCTATAATTAGATGAGTTGTCATAACAATTATCAGTATCAAAAATTTCTGTTGCATAAGCTATTTTACTATCTGCACTAGCAGTAAATCCTGTGTTTGCTTGTGTTGCTGCAAAAGCTGGTGTCATAGCACCACCAACACCGGCCACAAAATTTGCTTGTGTCATTTTTTTTAATGCACCAGAAGCAGAAGTATCTGATAATAAAATTAAATCGTCTGTAGCAATTGATGTTTTTGCGGTTTGTCCTGTAATTACAGACGAGGCTACTTTAGCATTTGTAACTGCGTCCGCAGCTAATTGAGTTGACGCTACAGATCCTACTGGTGGATTAACTGTCCCCACCGCTCTACCTAGAAATACACAATACATTTCGTCCGTACCATTAACTAACGCTGCGGATAGTGTAAGAGTTGTGCCTGATGCAGTATATGCTTTACCTGATCCAGGTTCTTGAACTACGTTATTGATTACAAGTCTAATATCATTTTCGTTAGTTACGGAATGATCTAAAGTGTACGCAGTTTGAGAGTTTACGATTGTAAATACTTGTCTCTCAAAACTTATGAAGCTTCTTGCTGGTGAGTTTCCTAAATAAGCCATGAGTCTCCTTACGTGCTTATATCATCTACTGCGCCTACCACTGCATCTAAAGATGATGCTGTATCTGATTTAGCATATAGTTGATCTCCAGAAGCAAGAACAATTTTACTGCCTCCATCAATAAGTTCAAGAGATCCACCACTAACTATGGGCGCATTTTTAATTAAAAAATAATTAGATCCACCTCTTTCAATATAAACTTCTACTGTTATTGTTGAAGTTGTAGTATTAGCTAATCTTACGCTAATTAAACAATCAATACTGTTAGTAGCTCCACCTAAAAGGTCTACTCCTGATGTCCCTATATTTCTTTGAATGTAATTTTTAAAATTTTGAGCCATAATTTACCTATACTATAACGCAATTGACATAGCAATCACGAATCCAGAACTTACTCCAGATGATGCTGCCCATTCGGGAGCGTTTCCTCCAGAGTTAACTTGCAAAATATGTCCAGCGGATCCTAATGCTAGACGTGCAGGTGTGTTTGCTGCCGATGCGTATGGCATATCTCCTTGTGTTGTTAATACCATATCCATTGTTTTACTTGCAGGGAGAGTACAAAATACATCTTTTGTACCTGCAGAAAAGTCAACAGCTGAGTCTGAATTAGAACTGGAGATAACTGCAGTTCTAGTTAAATTTGCACTTGATCCATCTAGTGTACCAAGTCCAGTTTCAAACTCTGTTGTACCTTGATTAAAAATACAATAATAAGTTGTGTTATTATTTCCTATACCTTGTGCAAAAGTTTCAAAACCTGTTGCTGCTGCTCCTAGTGCAAACGCACCTGTGCCAGTAGTTGTGCTTGTAACTTTTACTCTGTCATTTAAAACCAAAGCCATTTTATTCTCCTATTACGAACTTATACTGATAAGCGAATTTGTTCCAGCTGCACCTGGTCCACTTGAACTTGTACTTGGGAACGTGATTGTAAATGTTCCGTTTGAACAAGACTTGGTTCCACCAAAATCTAGAACAACGATTAACTTATCAGACGATGAATTGTTATATAGAACTCCATAAGCAGCACCAAAAGTTGCTGACGTCCACGATATCGTATCAAAAGTCACAGTTGCAACATTTGTTTGGTTAGCAACAGTTCCATTTTGCAAAACTTTTCCACCAGTTGAATAACCAGTTCCAGAAACTTGGTTAGCTGTTCCTGAACTATAAGCAGTATCTGAAACTGAATAAGGTGCTCCTGATCCAGCTTCATACAACGCTATGTAGATAGTATTAGTTGGGAAATTATGTGTTCCTTTTAACAATTCTTGTGCGAATGAGTAAGGTACTACGTTTGCCATTTTTTATTTTCTCCTATTTAGTTTCATAACTTGATGGGGATTTAACGTTAAGTTGAGCACGAACCTCTCCATCTTGATATTCGTCTCTGCGTCTGTTACCAATTTGTTCGATAGCATACGTTTCTAAAGCTTCATTATAAGCAGCTTGATAGTATTGTAACATATCCTGCGGTCCTTTCAAGTACCCAAATGTATTTACTAAACACGCATATAAAAGAAGATCTGAGTATTTATTTGATAAATAAGTACCTGCTGTAGCTGGGGCAGGAGTTGATGTTGTATCTGTTATAGTATCTGGCTCTTTGTCATAAGCCAATGTAATATCGTAAGTTCTGTCAGGTGTTGGAGCTACTACCCAAAACTCTTCATCCCAATTAGCATAATATTTAGGTATATCCACAGAAGTGGTGCCTGGTGTAGAATAATACTCTGCTATAAAACTTGTATCTCTCTGTTCTAAATAGTGTTGATTTCCTGCTGCATCTGTTAATTGAACGTATCTTATAAATCTTAAATCACCAGGTATTGTTACATATCTATTATTTATAATTAAATTTGAAGTAGCGTAAAATACACTTTGATCTGTATCAATAGCTCTATGAATTTTTAATTCTGCGTTTTTAATTATTCTCTCTAATACAGTATCAGATAAAACATTACTTCCTACCTCTGTATAGTTTCTAATATCAGTTCTTAAATTATCTAAAGTGTATGCCATTATCCGTTAACCACCTCTAATGTTACTGGTCCTGCTGAACAGTTATCTCCACCACCTGATACACCACCTGTTGTTGCAGAACTTGAACTTTGTATATAAAAATAATTTATAGGATCTGTTATTGGATCTGATGTCGTTGCACCTGTAACAGTTCCCGAAGAATCTATTTGTCCTAAATTAATTGTAAATCCAGTTGCACTATTTAAATCACTTACATTATCAAATGTAGGAATAGTCGCAAACGCTTGCAAATTTTTTAAATCATCTGGATTATCACCACCGGGTCCAGGAGAAGTTACAACTGGTGGTCCTCTAAATCTTACAATTGATCCTGCAGCTCTTTGATGATTTTCTGAAAAAACATTTACGTAAGTTGTTCCAGAATAAATAACAGAAGTAAAAGGATTATTTGTTAATAAAATTAAACTTGCTTTTGATGCAGGTTGTGGTCTTGGATTATATAAAGCTTGTGGATCTGAACCAACTGGTTTTGGTTCCAGTTGTGGTTGCTTTGGTTCATACTCAGATGTATGAACTAAAAATCCATTCCACTCTCTTACCATTTCAGAATATGGAAAAGCCATTCCTGATCTATCAGAAATTGCTAAAGCGTGTTTACCTGATGCATACTTACCCATTATACTCCATCTCCATAAAATGTTTGTGGTGATATAAAAGTAGAAGTGCCTTGATTATCTGCATCAAGAGCTCTTAATAATTCACTTTCATATCTTCTTTCCAACTCTTGACTCATAGCTGGAGAATATTTCATACTTAAATAATATGCAAGACCTGACATCATGCATGGGTAAAATCTATTAACTACATCTGATGTATTTGTATAAGCACCCACGTCTTGAATTTTTGATAAATAATAAAAACAAAATTGAAATTTACTTGGTGTAGTTGTGTCAGACACACTTGAACTTGGTGTAGTGTATAAAAAAATACTTGGATTTAATTTTCTCTCTACATAATATTGTGATGGTGTACCTTTGGCTAATTTGTTTGGTGTTTGTGAATATGTAGATCTATCAATTTTAGTAAGTGCAATATCAGATGGAGCTGTTGTATCTGAATTATTTCTATAATATGCCTCTAAAACATCACTAATATCTTCTGGAAAATTTTCTGAGTCTGCTGCAAAATTATATTCTGCTTGTCCTTCTACTAATGGCACTTTTGCAAGTTTAACTTTCCATAAATGAACACCTCTGTTTCCCCATTCTTGAAATAAAATATTTAAAGAACGTCTTGCAGATCTTAATTGATAACCAGTTCGAGCTCCCTGAACTCCAGTTCTTTCAAAAGCTTCTTCAATAATATCATCAATTTGTGGATTAAATTCTGTTGTTTCAGAAGTAGGTGAAATAGTTTGAGCAGTATTACCCATACCGCTGTGATTAGTACAATAGTAAAATAATAATGGAGCTCCTGTAGTTCTGACTGGTGCTACAACTATAGTTGTTTTGGCACCAGAAGTTCCAGGTGATCCTGTAGAAGTTACACCTGTTGTATAAGACGCTGCTGGTGAATTATTTGGGTTTGTGGAAAAAGCTAATTGGTGAGTATCATTTGTGCTATCTGATTGATCAAATATATAAGTATTACCCTCTTGTAAATACAAGACAGGTGCTAACTCACCGTTAATATAATACCTATTACCGGTTCCGTACTGTGTTGTCCCCGTTGCTACGGTTACTTTGTAAGTTATAGTAGCCACTTAAAACTCCTAACCAAATATTATTGTACAAAATGTAACTGTATCTGCAATTGTTATTTTAATATTTGTTGAACATTTAATACCTGTGCCTGGAAATAAAATGTATTCATTCATACCTCCACCATTAGTATTATCCGTGGCTCTAACTTTAAAAGTTGCTACAGTTGTGCTGTCATCTTGTAAAGTAACGGTACTTTGTGCAAGATTTTTTTCTTTGTTAATGTAAAGTCCTACAATTCTACCTGGTCCTGCAAACACAGTGTGTGTTGCAACAGTATGTTTTTGTACCGCTTTTACATCTACTGGATATGTACTCATTAATTTTCTCCTTAAAATTATTTGTGGGGCCGAAGCCCCACATTAATTATTTATTAGTCAGTGTGGTTTCTTCCTTGGGAATAAACAATACATACTCTAGCTTTACCAGCACTTGATGCTGATCCAGATGGAATGTATTTCGCTGCAATACGAACATCGCTAGTTCCAACGTTTTTCCACTCAGCACATTGAGCTGTTGCTCCAAGAGCAACTGTACCTAGTGTTCCTACTTCAGCATTATCAATATATAAGTCTGAGTTACCAACAATACCAACATCTAATTTATTAGTTGTTCCGGCATTGAAAGCTGTCTCAACATTAACAAAAATATTTTTAATGTGTGATTTAGCAGGGATTACTACGTCTTCACTTGTATCAGTTGTATCACTGTTTGAGATGTGAAATGATTGTACCATTAACACGTGTCCTGTGTTTTTTACATCATCTCCAACAGTTGTCCCAGTTGTGTTTGAAATCGTTCCCGCTTTAATCGGTCCCGAAAATGTAGTTGATGCCATAATTATATCCTCCTAGTTTTCCGAACATAGTCTCTAGGCCGTCGACTATACGCGTCTATGTTCTAATTAATTGTAT